CTATATCATCAAGGTTTTTAATACAAAGATAACAATCACTGGTTCTGGTGGTGGAGTTATAGTACAAGATCAAGGATCTGCTTTAGCCACCACAGCGACGACACTTAACTTCGTAGGAGATAATGTTGTTGCATCAGGAACTGGATCAACTAAAACAATTACTATTTCTAGTAGTTCTGGATCAAATGTTACTAATTCTCTCAATATAACAGGTGATGAAGGAAGTGATGCCACTTTAAATTTAACTGCTGATCAAGGTGATGATAATGGTGACAAGTGGAGAATAAGATCTGAGGCAACTAGCAATGATCTTAAATTTGAAACATATACTTCTGGATCATGGAGTGATGGAACACCACTAAGAATGCAGAGTAATGGTAATACGTACTTGAATGGTCAATTGATAGTTGATGAAGTTAATATTAATGACAATGTAATTCAATTAAATTCTGGTACAGGAGATTTAAAAGTTAGAGGTAATGGAACAGGTGGCACTTATCATTTAAATCTTGATGACAACGTTTCTATTACTGGAAATCTCAATATTGGAGATACTACAACAACTCTATATGATACCAACACATGGCTTCAGGTTAATGGAGAGAATGCTGGTCCAAATTTAGTCTTACATAGAAATGATACGTCAGTTTCAATAAACCAAGTTCTTGGTGCATTAAGAATAACTGGAAATGATAGTAACGGAACACAACAAGAATCTTCTGCAATTGAATTTCAGGCGGACTTAGATCACGGAACAGATGATAAACCAGGACGTATCGTTTTCAAAACAACTAATGATGGTGCATCATCAGCAACTGAAAAACTTCGTATAGGATCTGCAGGACAAATCGGTTTAAGTGGAGCAAATTATGGAACAGCAAATCAGGTATTAACCTCTAATGGTTCAAATTCTGCCCCTACTTGGGAGACAGCACCAGCAGCACCATCAATACCTACAAAACTTCCAGCAAAAAGTGGTTTTGCACACAATTATTCTGATACAAATTATCAGGGTACAAGTTACTATAATGGTAACTATGCAAATCATCTTACAGCATCACTCACGCCTTCTAGTTCAGACAACAGAGTTTTGGTAGTTGCCTCTTTTCAAATAAAAAGAGGTGGTGGTCAAAATAATAATTGGTATGCCGTTGCTAGACTTTCTGGAGGTGGAGATTTACGACAGATTGAGACCGTAAGGACTAATAATACAAGTTATACTGATTTTAATAGTTTTAAATTAATTGCCTATGATGCTGCTGGAAATACCAATGCTAGGACTTACTATTTGCAGGTTAGTTATAGTGCATCAAGTCACTCAAGTGCTAGTGTCTCAATACGAAATGCTTCTATTGTAGCAACAGAATTATCATCATAAAAACAAATGAAATACACAATCTCAGACGCAATATTAGAACTCAAGCCAGAAGCAGATGGATGGATTCTTCGTGGTGAAGAATACTCTGGTCTTGAATGGTTAGATAGTAGCCAAACAAAACCAACAGAAACAGAAATCAATAATAAGATTTCTGAACTTGATGCAGCAGAACCAATGAGATTATTGCGTCTTGAGAGAAATTCAAGAATTGCAGAAACAGATTGGAGAGCATCATCAGATTTAACATTATCAGATGCTTGGAAAACTTATCGTCAGGCATTAAGAGATTTACCTGCAACTGCATCACCAAGTCTTGACTCAAATTATGAATTAGATTTAACGTCAGTCACTTGGCCAACAGAACCTTCCTAAATTTCAATACATAAATAGAACATAGAATCATAGTAGAATTATTGTGTCATGCCACTGAATAAGTTAGATAATTTCCTCAAAAATGTCGAAGGTCGTATATTGTATGTAAGTCCAAGTGACTTAGATGCATCAGATGCGATGTCGAATCAAGGTAATTCGCAAACAACACCCTTTAAAACAATACAAAGGGCATTGATAGAAGCAGCTAGATTTTCATATGTACCAGGAAATAATAATGACATAACAGAAAAGACAACAATATTATTGATGCCTGGTGAACATGTAATTGACAACAGACCAGGTTACAAGATAAAAAATATAGCAGGACAGGCAAAAATATTTTCACCAACCACAAATGGATACGCAGTTAGTAATGCAGATGATATAAACAAAATTGGTTTAAATTTAGATTCAAACTTTGACATAAATCAAGAAGATAACATACTTTATAAGTTTAACAGTGTCAATGGTGGGGTTATTGTACCTCGTGGCACATCAATAGTTGGACTAGATTTAAGAAAGACAAAGATAAGACCAAAATATGTTCCCAATCCAACAGATACTTCAGTCCCAGAGTCTGCGATATTCAGAATCACTGGTGCTTGTTACTTCTGGCAGTTTTCACTATTTGATGGAAAATTAACAGAAAAAGTATACGTAAAGAATAATGAGTTTAGTGGTGAACATTTTGTAAAACCTTCTTTCTCACACCATAAATTAACTTGCTTTGAATATGCAGATGGTATAAACAAGGATGAAAATACTAATTTGACAGATCTCAACATGTATTACTATAAGTTATCCATAGCTTATGGTACAGCAACCGAAGATCGAAATATATCAGATAAGTTTCCTGGTAGCACTGAAGGATTTGTATCGAAAAGACCAGAATTTGAAATTGTTGGAGCTTTTGCTGCAGATCCAATTAAAATTACTAGTATAGAGTCAGGTTCTGGTGGAGTCGCATCTCAAGTTATCACAGTGACTACACAAGGAGATCATGGTTTAGATGTTGGAACTCCGATTCGTATTAAAGGTGTAAGTGAGTCTGATTACAATGTATCAACTAACGTTGCAACTGTTGATTCATCTAATTCTAGAGTTTTTACATATGTTCTCCCTGATTTTAAATCTGACATTATAGTAAATCCAACTGTTACTGAAGCACAAATAATTGTTGAGACTGACACTGTAAATGGTGCTTCACCATATATCTTTAACATATCATTACGTTCAGTATTTGGTATGAATGGTATGCACGCTGATGGTGATAAGGCAACTGGTTTCCGTTCAATGGTTGTTGCTCAGTTTACGGGTGTATCACTACAGAAGGATGATCGTGCCTTTGCAAAATATAATCCCACTAGTGGAATATATGAGAGTTTATCACAATCTACTGTTTCTGGTGCAGAATTAGCAAATAAATCTTCAGCTGCGAGTTCAGAACAAATATATCATTTAGATTCTGATGCCATCTATCGAAGTGGTTGGGAAACGAGACACGTTAAAATATCAAATAATGCAATTTTACAGATTGTTTCTGTATTTGCGATTGGATACAATACACATTTTGAAGCACAATCTGGATCCGATGCATCAATTACTAACTCTAACTCTAACTTTGGACAGTTAGCTCTTGTTTCCGATGGATTTAGAAAAGATGCTTTCCAGAAAGATGATCGTGCGTTCATCACACATATTATACCACCAAGAGCGATAACAACCGCAGAGGAAACTATTGATTGGGTTTCCATAGATCAGGGTAAAAATGGTAATACTAAAAGGTTATATCTATTTGGATTTAATGATAAAGATATTAAACCACCATCACTCACACAAGGATTTAGAATTGGTGCAAAGAGAGGTGATAAGTTATTTGTAGATATTTCTGGTGTGATTAAAGAAGCAGAAATATTGATGCCAAATGAAAATGGAGATCCCACTCATAGTAGTGTGAAGGAAATTACTGTTGATCATGTTTCATTGTCTTCGACTAACATTGTATTTAAATCTAATGTTTTATCTGATCATCAATTAGAAACAGGTGAGAAGGTCATCATTACAAGTGATGATGGAGATTTACCTCAAAATATTGAAGAGAAAACAGTATATTTTGTAATTCGTATTAGTGCTGATACATTTAAATTAGCATCATCAAAAACAAATGCTGATAATGGTGAATTTGTAAAAGCTTATAGGGGAACGAATTTAAAAGTATTAAGTCGAGTCACAGATAAAAATAGTGGTGATGTCGGACATCCAGTTCAATGGGATGGATCACAATGGTATGTAAATGTCAGAGATGGTAATACTATCGTGGGTGCTTTATCAGGAACTGCAGGTGAAAGGACAGAACCAACTTTTGTAAAAAGAATATCTGATACAAGAAGTCTAGATGAAAGAATATACAAACTTAGATTGGCTATTCCGAAAGAAATAGATAATGCAAAGAATCCTGAGAATGGATTTATAATTCAAGAGTCAGCGAATACAGGTATTGCATCTGTGAGTGATTTCACTCAAAAACCAATATTAACAAGAGAAGACTTTCTACGTGATCGAAATCCAAGATTTATTAGTACATGTACATTTACTGATGGTTCAAAAACAGTTTCAATCACGGCAGAGAGACCACATAATTTAACTGTGGGTGATTTAGTCACAGTTAAAAATATTACTGACACTAATAACTCTGTTGGTATTGCAAACAGTAGTTACAATTTACAAACCACCGTTACGGGGGTTCCTGACAGTTTAACATTCGAATATTCTACTGGAAATGTAACTATTCCTGATTTTGCCACAAATAATTTTAATGACAAAACTAGTGACAATGCGATAGATTATCCTAGATTTGAAAGAACCGATTTAAAATCAAATATCTACATATTCAGAAACAATGTTATCTCAGAATATATCAATGATACACAGGATGGTGTATATCAAGTATTTGCATTAAACTCAAGTAACTTTATTCCTACTGAATATACAGGATTAAATTACAGTCAAAATGTTGTTGATGTATATCCACAAATAGACAGAGATAATATAGATGAGAATCCAAGAGCATCAAAATCATTTGCTCTCAGGTCACCACTTGGACAAGTTATAACAAACGATCCACTTAAGAGTATCACTAGAGAAACAAATGATAAGTTAATGCAGAAAATTGGTATGGGTGTATCAATATTCTCATTTACAGACAACACAACAACAGGTATTGTTTCATTTACACAAGAACATAACTTAGCTGGAATCGTAACTGCTACAGTAAATGGTACTGGTGGTAGTGGATATAATAATGGAACACACCTTAATGTTAAAGTTTTTAACAGCACCACTCAAAATGATTCAACATGGAATGGAACACTAGCCACAGTTGTTGTAGGTGGTGGTAAAGTCACTGGATTTGAAATCACAAACACTGGATCTGGATGGCAAGTAGGAAATAAGGGATATTTTGATAAGAGTGTCATAGCTGGTGGTGACACCACATACTTAGATGGTGCCGTTGCTGGTGCTGGATTGACTGCATCTAACATTGGTATATCAACAAATCTAGTACTTCAAACCACTGGTATTGGAATAACTTCTGATGGATACTTTAGAATTACATCTGTTAATGACAAGAAACAGGTTTCTATCGCAAAATCTGCAGGTGACATTTTACCTACTTCAGAGCAATATGGTTTCATAATAAACCCAACATCTCAAATTTCAAGTAAAGTTTTCATATCTTCATCAGGTATTTCTTCAATAACAACAATTGAACCTCACGGATTAGTCGCAGGAAATAGATTCCAATTAAATGATTCAAGTAATCAAAATCAAGGATCATTTATTGTTAAGACAAGAGTTGGTGTTAACACATTTACCTTTGAATCAACGAGTGATATTGTTACAGCAAATGGACATATTTTGAAACATGGTTTGTCTGCCAATGATGGAGTATCTGAAAGAGGAAATGAAAATCTTTCAATTAGAGGTGTAGAATTATATGATTTTGAGACTGGTAAATTACACACCAGTATGGACAATGTGGGGTCTGCAGTTACATTTAGCACATCAACCTCAAATGTTTTAGATAGATTCCCATATGGATCTTACATTTTAATTGATGAAGAGATTATGAGAGTTTCTACAAATTCTCTAGGAGGTTCAAGCAATCCTATAATCACTGTAATTCGTGGTGTATTCGGAACATTAACATCATCACATGATGAAGGATCATTAATTAAAAAAGTTAAACCGTTTCCAATACAATTTAATCGACCATCAATCTTACGTGCATCAGGTCATACATTCGAATATCTTGGTTATGGTCCTGGTAACTACTCTACCGCACTACCACAGGTACAACTCAAGACAATTTCTGAAAAAGAAGAGTTCTTATCACAATCACAAGAAAGAGCTGGTGGTGCTGTAGTTTATACTGGTATGAACAACAAGGGTGACTTCTACATTGGAAACCAGAAAAAATCTGCCCTTACTGGTGAGGAAACATCATTCGATACACCAATACCATCTGTAGCTGGAGAGGATCCTGGCAGATTAAGTGTTGTGTTTGATGAGACAACCATCAAGGAAAGACTAGTTGTTGAAGGTGGTAAATCTAAAACTGCATTATCAGAGTTTGATGGTCCTGTTACATTTAACAATGAAGTTCAGAGTAAAGATAGTATTAAAATTAAATCATCTATACAATCAACATCAGCTACAACTGGTTCATTAGTGGTAACAGGTGGTGTTGGAATTTCAAGTGATGTTAATATTACTGGAAGTGTATCAATTGGTGGAACTTCAGCACTTAATAATAATGTATCTCTTGGCGGAACAACTTTAACAATATCATCAAATATTAATTCTGATATTCTTCCAGATGCCACTGCAAATAATCGTGATTTGGGTAGCACCACTAAGAAGTGGGCAGAGGTTCATGCAACCA